GCAACGTGGCGCACTCTTGCGCTACAATCGCAACGTACGCGAATGGACGACCTGATTAAGAGAAGTCGCGCCCGTCGACTTCGCGCGAGCTCGCTACCGTTTTGAGGCCCTTCATGCTCGAACCGAGACACGTTCAAGAAATCGTCGAACAACACGACAACTACTGGAACGATAAACGGCCGCGTATGCGCGAACTTCGGTCCATGTACTTCACGCGTTTCTGGTCCGACCGAGAGTACGACGCGCACGACGGTATCTTGCGGACCGAAGTGCCGAAGGCCTATGCCGTCGTCGAGTCGTATCTCGGGAGCCTGTACGCTCGGAACCCGGCCGTCTTCGTACAACCCGACCTTCGCGCACGGGGCAACGCCGAAGTCGCCGGCGCGACCGCCAACCAGTACCTATTGACCGTGCGCAACGTCATCGAAGACGCGACGCGGCTTGCGCTCATCTACCCGTGTTCGTTCGTCAAGCTCGCGCCGGTCGAGTCGGTCGACCCGTTGAAGCGCGTGGCCGCTTCGGCGCTTGAACCGTGGTCGGTAATCGTCGACGACACGTCGGGCTCTTGGGAGCATCAACGATGGGTCGGCCACTCGTATTTGCTACCGCTCGACGAAGCCGTTGTGCGGTTCGATAAGAACCCCGAAGACTTCATGCCGAGAGCCTACTCGCGGTGGATTGACACCCGACGCAACACGGCGCCCGGGCCGGAGACGCAACGCGAAGGCCAGTTCGACAAGTGGGTACGGGTCGTCGAACTGTACGACCTGGTAGACGACGCGTTGCTCGTCTGGTCGCCCGACTACAACAACGGCGAAGAGTTCGTCTTCGAAGGGGTAACCGTACAGGTCGGCGCACTCGACCCCGAAGTACGCGAAGGCGGCGAAGCCGACGAGGCCGAGCTCGAACACGAGAAAACCGGCATTCCGTACAAGTCGGCGTCGGGCCGTCCGATTGTGCCGATTATCCCGCTGTACTTTTCGCGAGACCCCGGCGTACCGCTTCGCGGGTACAGCCTGGTTGACCGCTCGTACGACCAGTTTCGCGAGTTGAACGTCATGCGGACGTACCAGGCGCAAGGGGTTCGTCGTATGGCTCGACAATGGCTAATGCGCGCCGGCTTCATGTCCGAAGACGCGGTCGCGAAGTTGTCGGCGGGCCGCGACGGCGAAGTCATCGAAGTCGACCTTCAACCCGGTATGCCCCTCGAGGGCAATATCATCTCGGCGCCGCAAGCCCCGATTCCTGCTGACATCTCGCTTTACGCGAACACGGTCGAGAATGACATCAGGGAAGCCGGTCTGCTCGCGCCCTTCACGCGCGGCGAAGTCTCGCGTACCACGGCGACCGAGGCGAACTTGCTCCAGTCGTACACGTCGAACGAGCTCGGTCGTATGGCGCGACAACGCGACGAGGTCATCACGTCGATTGCCCGCACGTACAATATCATTCTGTCGGTCGTACTTGGCGACGAAGCCGAACCGCTTGCACTTCCGAACCCCGTCGGGCCGACCATGCTATCGGCCGACGACTTGACGGGCGACTTTCGGTACTGGGCGGTCGACGCCGGGTCGACGCCGGCCGGCGATATGATGAAACGGCAATCGCTCGTCGACCTTGCGCCCTTGCTACTGCAGCTCGGGACGAAGTCCGACTCGCTACTCGAAGAGATTGTGCGCACGTTTCAGCTACCCGAAGAACTCGCCGAGCTCGCGCCGCCCAAACCCGAACCCGTTGCGCCCGAAGGCATGTCGCCCGAAGCGCCGCCCCTTGCCATTGTGGAGTAAACCATGCCCTTCGACCCCGGCCCGTCTATGCCGATTCCCGACCCGCAACTTCGCGGCCTTGCCGCCGAGAGCGACCGCGCGCTCGGCGAAGCGCTCGCGGCCGTTGTGCCGCGGCCTATGAAGCCGTACAACGCGAAGGTCGTCGACGCGTTGTCGAAGGCACTTGCCGACGTTCTCGCGCTCTTCGATATGGCGGTCGAAGCCGAGACCTATAGCGAGCCCGTCGAAGCGCTCGACCCCGACCTAGTTCGGTTTCTCGGCATGGTCTCGGCGGCCGCCGAAGACTACGGCAAGCCTCTGCCGATTCGGCTCGAAGAAATGCGCGACGAGGCGGCGCTAACTCGCGTCACCGCTGCACTTCGCGATCTCGCGGCCGACGACGACTTTCGGGAGTTCTTGAACGGCGAAGAGGCCGCCGAGCCCGTCGACGAGACCGAGGTCGCCGTCGAAGTGACGACCCCGACCGCTCGCGCCGAGATTGTCGAAGACGAGTTCGACTTCGCGGGCCGAATGCGGCGATAGGGGTACGTCATGCCGTTGAAGTCGCTTGCGCTTCGGTTGAAAGAGGCCTTCGGGTTTCGGCAACGCGCCCAAACGATTGTCCCTACGACGCGGAAGCAAGCGTACTATCGGACAATCGAAGGCATCGGCGAAGCCGGCAACCTTGCCGAAGGCATTACCCGACGTCAGCCCGTCTCGTTTTACTACGAAGACAAATGGCAAGAGCCCGGCGTACCAGGTCGCGCCGGTGTTCGCGTCGGGAACCCGCATGCGATGTGGCGCGGAAACAACGGCACGACATACCTACATATGTACGTCGACCCCCGAAGCGCGACGGCAACCGGACAGTTGCCGGGCTGGCGTACGTTCATCGTTTCTCGAATCCGAGGTACGTCGACGCTCGAACTCGGCGAGACGTTCTTCGGGAAGCCGGTACAATTCGCGATTGCACCCGGCTACAACCCCGGATGGTATAGAGGGCAAGGTACGCCGCTATATCTCGCAAAGTAAACCATAAAGGGCAAAACATGGAACAAGCAAGCGCACCCGAAGCGGCCGTCGAAGCGGCCGTCGTAGAGACACCCGAGGCGGCCGCCGAAGCACCGGCCGAAGCCGTCGACCAGGTCGAAGCGACCGAAGCACCGAAGCGGCCGTCATGGTCCGACGAGCTCGCGAAGGTCGAAGCAATCTCGCCGCAAGCCGCCGAACTCATGCGCAAGATGCAAGGCGACTACACGCGCAAGACGCAAGAGCTTGCGAAGACCCGCAAAGAGGTACTTCGAGAGCGCGAAGCACTGCAGCGGGGCGCGGCGAAGATTCAAGCGCCCGAAGACGTCGGCGAGTTCGACCCGTTCAACGAAGCGAGCGTACAAGCCCGAATCGAGGCCGAAGTCGCTCGACGGTTGCAAGACGTACTCCAACCGATGCAGCAAGAGTACGAGCTCATGGCCGCCGAAGACGCGTATCAGGGTTTTCTACAGGCGCACCCCGACTTCGAGAGCGACACCGAGCTACGGGCCGAAGTACAACAAGCGCTCGAAGCGTCGCCGTCTCTCGACCTGGAGACCGCGTACTACGCCGTGCAAGGTCGCCGAGCTCGACACCGCGCCGCCGAGTCGAAACAACGCAACCAGGCCGAACGGCAAGCGCGACGCGAAGCGGCCGTGCGGGGTACCGGTATGCCGCGCAAGGGCGGCGCACCCGTGAAGCCGAGCGGTCGCGACCTCAAAAAGATGACGAGCGCCGATATCCTCGCACTCGCGAAGCAACTTGCCGCCGGGCGGTAGAGTGCGCTAAGCTACCGCCATAGCGTACCACCCCGGTAACGGGAGTCGCGAACCCCGGCAGTGCGCAACGCATGACGCCTTCGAAATCGTCAACCATGCACATACGGAGGGTTCGCTATGGCGCCCCCTACTTCAGTTCTTAGTACGACGCTGCAGTTGCTTCGCGACAAGCTCGTCGACAACTCCTACCTCGCGCACCCGCTTTTCCGCGCAATCGAGCAAAGCGGCAACCTCATCCGAGTGTCGGGCGGCGCTCGCGTCGAGCAGCCCGTCATCTTCGGCGAACACTCGGCACTTACCGAGCTCACGAACGGCTTCGAACCCGTCTCTATGGCGGTGAAAGACCCGTTCAACGTGGCGAAGTACGAGTACTCGAACTTCACCCAGCCTATCATCCTGTCGGCCGTCGAAGAGCTTGCGAACAAGGGCGAAACCGCCGTTGTAAACATTCTCGAAGCCAAGATGAACAACGTCATGCTCGGTCTCCGTAAGGCCGTGTCCGAGCGCGTGTTCAAGGGCGGCAACACCCTGTCGAGTCTCCAGACCTTGAACGGCATGGGAACCGCGACCGTCGCCGCCGACACAACCGGCTGGCTTGAAGGTGTCGCGACCGGTAGCCAGACGAACACCGTCGGCGGTCTCGCGAAGACCACGTACCGTAGCGAAAACTGGTTCAACCAGATTCAAGACGCCGGCGGTACCCTGTCGCTCGAAGACCTCGACGAGCTGTTCATCAACTGTCAGATTCGGAACCCGGCCGGCACCTTCCCCGACCTGCTCTTTATGTCGCCGAAGTGCTTCGCCGCTTTCCAAGCGCTGCAGCAAAGCGCGGTTCAGTACATTTCGGCAAGCGACCGCGAATCGCTCGACGGCGATATGGTCGCAATGTGGCGCGGCGCGAAGATTTACGTCGAGCCGAACCTCGGCTTCAACAACGCTGCCGGCGACGCCGTGTCGGCGTACGCGCTCTCGTCGTCGCAGTTCCAGTTGTACGCCGACACCGACGCGTTCTTCACTGTCTCCGACATGCTGCCGGTCCCTGGTACCGCTACCAAGGCCGCGCAAGTCATCTCCCGAATCCAGCTTGTGACGGGGCATCTTGCTTCGCACGGCGTTCTTCTCAAGGCGGAGAGCTGATACCATGGCAACTTCTACACTTGTACAGTTTCTCGCCGAAGGCGAAGGCGGCGACACTTCCAACCGGCGCCAGGTCGAGACGTTCCTCGCCGGCGGCGCGATTGCCAAGGGCGACTGGGTCGCGCTCGACACTTCGAAGACCGGCGCCGACCGCGCTCTCTTCGTCATCGAAGCGGCCGGCGTCGCTACGAAGGGCAACCCGGCCGCTATGGGCGTCGCACTTGCGGCCGCTGCAGCGAACGAACGTATCGACGTCGTCGTTGCGGGATACGTCGCCGAAGCCAACGTCGCGGCCGCTACGGTTGCCGGCAGTGCTTTGATCGGTCCTATCGGAACCGCCGGCGAAGCCGCTATCGAAGTGCCCGGCACCACGACCGGCGCGTTGTGCGGTGTCGCTCTCGAAGCCGATACCGCGAACAAGGCCGCCGTCATGGTTGTGAAGCGTTACTGAGGTCTTCGGACTTCACGGGCGGCCGGTCCTTGCCCTACCGGTCGCCCGACTTCTCGCGGGCTTCGGGTGACGCATGAACCTTTCGGACTTGCGCGACTTCGTCGGCAATCTGCTCGACTACGACCCGACGAACGCGACGTACGAAGGGCAACTCGACGCGTTGTTAAACGACGCGCAAACGAGAATCTTGACCGACCGTCCCTGGTCGTTTTCGATTGTCGAACAAGACGTCGACGTCGATACCGACGTATCGGTAACCGTCGGCGCGACGAACGGTTCGGCGACCTTGACCGGTACCGGCTTCCCGGTGTCGGCTTCTACGGTTCGACCTGGTTCCCCGTTCGACGGCGGTACCATCCGACTCGGCGACGTCGAATACGAGGTCGCGTACGTCGCGAACGCGACGACCATGTACCTAACGTCGGAGTTTGTCGGCACGACCGGGTCGTACGACTCGTCGGTACGACAACGGCAAGTCTACATGCCGAGCGATACGATGACGGTCGAGTCGGTGCTCGATATGACCGACGCGCTACCCCGTACGCAAGTGCAGTTGTCGAAATGGCAACGCGACGACGTACAACTCGACCCCGACCAGTTGGGAACCCCGACCGCCTTCATGCCGTCGCAATCGCGTCGGGTGCGCGCGCCACGGGCGGTCACCGGGGTAACGAAGTCAACGCCGGGCGCCGGGCGCGGCGCTCGTACGGTCGAAGTCTACATGGTTAATGTACGCGCGCCGGCCGCGAGCTCGCCGCGTGACTACCCCGCTCAGTTTTCGGGCGGCTTCGAGTCGGCCTTGTCGCCGCCGACGACCTTCGTATTGGCCGACAACGAAGAGCTATCGCTGACACCCGAGACCCTACCCAACCGCACCGGGCTCTATCGGCGGTACTATTTTACGTGCGTACAAGAGGGTATCGACGCGCCCGTACGTATCCGCGACAACTCGAACCAGGTCGACACGGTTTCGCCGGCCGGCGCGGTTACCATCGTGCCCGATACCCGGTTGTCGACGCTCCAGTCGCAATCGTTCGCCGAGACCGCTTTGCGGTACCGTACAACGGCCGGTGTGTACCGTTCCTTCGAGCTCTACCCGCACCCGTCGGCCGATACCCGTATGCGGCTTCGTCGCCTCATGGCGCCCCAAAACATGCAAGAGGGCCACGATATCCCGCTTGTACCGCAAGCGTACGCGCAAGTCATCGCATACGCGGCGCTTGAACAAGTGTGTCTGAAGCACGACAACCTTGCGCTCGCGCAAGTGTACGGCCGCAAGAAGATTACCTTGTATCAGGCGATGGAAGCCCGGTATCTGAAGGGTACGCCGCGTCGGATTATCAAGGGCGAAGCGTACACGAACGCGCGGTACTACCCGAACCCGTTCGGGCCGTTGACCTTTACCCCGTGAGGTAGCCGTGCGCGGTACGACCCTACAGACGCCGACGGCCGGCGGTATCGAGACCCGGCTACCCGGCAACCCGCAAAACGCGCAAGCGCTCGACAACTGGACAATCGACCCGAAGTCGGGCGGTTGGTCGAGTCGCGTCGGGTACGAGCGCTTTAACCCCGACACGGCCGACGACTTCGACCCGTTCGGGTCTACCGGCCCGGTGTACTCGCTTCACGTTGCGCAGCATCTTGCACTCGGCGGCCGGCAGATGGTCATGTTCGAGAGCGACGGCAACCTTCAACTCGTCTACGACATCGCCGGCGACCCGATACTTCGTACCGTTCAAAGCGGCCGACACGTACCGACGGCGACTGAGGCGGGCTCTTGGTACACCGACGTCGGCGACCGGACGATTGTAACGAACGGCGTCGACCGGCCCGTCATCGTGCGCCCGTGGCCGCTCGGCGACACGGTCGAGATTGCTTCTACCGCGTCGAAGACGGTACGGCCGCTCGGCTTCGCCGCGCCGCCGAGCTCGGTACAACCGGTCGGCAACGAACCTATGGACCCCGGTACACAATCGCAACGAACGGCTTCGGGCGGCCGTACGTCGCTATGGTGCTCGCGCTCGTCGGACGTACCGAGCGAAGCCGCCGGCCTCTGGGGGATGGGC